AATCTTATGGAAAATCCCAGTATGCAGAGTCAAAAGGAACTGTATGATTTCTTGGAACATGAACATCTACCAATTACTGAGGATGGTCATTTTCTAGCATACAAGGCTGTTCGTAACGATTATATGGATAAGTATGCTGGTACATTTGACAATCATGTTGGACAAGTTTGCCAAATGAATAGGGCTAAGGTTGATGACAATCGTAATGTTGGTTGCTCTCAGGGACTTCATGCTGGTGCTTTGAACTATGTTGCTAATTATGGTAGTGCTGATAACGGTGATCATATTATGATTGTTAAGATCAATCCAAAAGATGTGGTCAGCGTTCCTAGTGATTGTAATCATGAGAAACTTCGTACTTGTAGATATGAAGTTGTTGGTGAATATCAAGGTGAACTACTAAAACCTCTTTACAAGGCTGAGTTTAGTGAAGACTCTTATGATGACGATGAAGAGCAGTTATATGATGAGTATGATGATGATTACTGGAATCAGTACGAAGATGAAGATGAAGATTATGATCCTGATCAGGATTATGTTTGATAAAAATGGAGTGAGCAATTTGGGCTATGGCGGTTCGATCCCGCCAACACTCTTTTGTTGACTATGATAGGTGTGGTGCCTTTCCCAACAAATTTTAAGGAAATAAGGAATACTAAAATGTTTAGCGATAATCTTGGATTTAATCCGTTTTCAAATGACAATAGCACTTATGCTAATGGTCATGCTAGTGAAAGAAATCGTTTTTTGGCTTCTTTTAAGCAAGATAATATTTTTTGCTATAATGGTAATCCTCGTAAGAAAATTAGTAATATGAACCACACTAATGATATTAATGAAGCACTAGATGCTAACCTTAATAATCATTCTGATGTTTATTTTTATGTAAATGGTGGACGTAAACTATACGCTATTAAGCAGTTTACTTGTTGCTTTTGTGATATGGATGCTGGTCGTAATAGCGATGGAAAGTATTTTAAGCCCAGCATTGTTATGACTAAGAAAAAGCAATTCCTCAAAAAGATCAATGATTTTCCAGTTAAGCCTAGTTGGGTAGTTGATACTCGTAATGGCTATCAGTGTTACTGGATTTTTGATGATGCTAGTCGTAAAATTATTGGAGGCAACAAAACTTTCTGGAATGGCCTTCAAAAGAAGTTGGTGAACTATTTTGATGGCGATCCAAGAGCGATTAAGCCCAATCAGATTTATCGTGTGCCTTATACTTGGTGGCGTAAAGAATGGGAAAAGAAGGCTCCTTATTTTACCAGTATTCTTAGTGGTAGTACTGGTCAACCAATTAATGTTGCCGATCTAAAGTCTGCTCTTACTGGTCAACCCGCTACTTTACAGATAATTCCTGAGAAATGCAGCGACGAATGGTATAAGGGTTATGCTAAGGCTTATAAGCAGTCTGATATGACGGGGGTTCCAGTAACAGTGGATGTTGCTTCAAAAATTCTTAATGAGTTACAGAACGTGGGTCCAAAAGGATTGGATAAATATGCTATAGCAGAACGTGTGTATGGTGATCCTGTGTCGATTACTCCAAGTTATGGCGATCTTGATGGCGATCTTGACGAAGAGACAGACGCTCTTACAAGTCCTATGGGCGAGGCTGCTGACGAGGATATAAACCTTGATAGTCAGCAGACCAAACTTTTAAAGACCGTTGTAGAGTTCCTTAATCAAGTCTCAACGCCTCTCTACTTTAGTAATAATCGTTTTCTTAGTAGTGCGGCAAAAGATTTGGCTAATCAACTTAGTGACAAGTTTTGTATCGGATGAGGGTTCCGTGTCAGGGGTATAGGAGACTCTATACCCTTTGACACAACCACTTAAAATAAGGAGAAAATAAATGGGTAGACACACAAATAAACTAGAACAACTATTGTTAGAAGATGCAAATGCTCTAAAAGAATTTACCTATCTAGCGAATCAGTCTAAAACAACAAGAGCTTTATGGGATCATCTTAGAATACAAGGTTTTAGAAACGAGAAGTTTTATCAGGGATATCAGGTTTTAGCATATATTGTACGTCGCCTAGGACTTTCAAAAGCAAAAGGAAGTAAACGAGGTAGACATATTAATCCTCTTTTGCAGCTTTTATTAGCTGATGAAGAAGCTAAGAAAAAATTTATTGAATTGATGAATGAGTTAGGGTCTGCGGTAGGTCTTTATTATTATTTTGAAGAACACTCGTTCTATGGTAAAAAGTATTTTTTAAGGGGACAAACAATTCGTAATATCATAAAGAGACTAGGATTTAAGGGTCGTAGAGGACGCAATCGTAAAAATGTAGCCTATCAAAATAGATACAGTTATAGGTAAGTAGTATGCACGAAGATGATGACTATAACGATGAGCATGATTATGATGATGCTCAAGACAAATATAAGCACTATTTCAAGTTTGATCCCACCGCTTGGGACGCTTGGGGTAAAATGCTATATAATGCTCTAAATGATATAGTCGAAGGATCATCAAATGTGTGGTATGTCAATTTTCCCAAAAAGTCGTTTCCTGTGAATAGTTATTTCTCCAATACTGAGAAGTCTAAAAACTTCCAGTATTTGGGGATTAACTATCAGAAACAGCCTATATGGAAAAAAGAGTACTTTGTTCAAGTCGGATTAGCCAGAGAATACTTGAATCATATTCAAAGTCATGCTGTTCATTTTGTATTACAGCCACATTACTACAAAGGATTATTTGATATCCTAAATTAAATACGGAGAAATATATGAGCAAACAAAACTATATTATAGATGATTTAGAAGAATTTACAAGGTCAGCAAGAAAACTTGTATTCAATGGCTTTGATAAAAGCATAGGAGATGATCCTGACGAATTTACCAAACTTATTACAGAAATTAGTAAGGAGGACATGAAGGAAATGGATCAAATTTTAACCCAACAAGAATCACTAGTAATAGTCAAGGGTTTGGCTAAAGAACAAAAACATAAAATCACAAATGAGTCAAGATACTTAATTGATGAAAAAATATTTTCACAAATTATAGAAGAAATGAATGGACGCTTAGTCAGTAATATGTTAACTTCATTAGCGAGTAAAGGATTAATAGAATCTGCTTATGATGAACAAATTAATGATTTTGTCTTTTGGATAAAAGATGATGAAAATCGTGAAACCGATTGAAATTGATGCTTCTTTTTTATATAGATGTCCATCTGAAATCTGCGGCATTACTCATTGGTTGTATCTAAGAGAAGTAAAAACAAAAAATTTTAAAGTTGTTTGTTATTGTGGAACAGTATTTAAGCCAAAAACTATAACTGATATAGACATAAATTATACAGACAAACCACAAATAGCGGACCCATCGAAAGATAATAACGCCTCAATAGATGGTAATAAATCAAATATAAGTATTCCGATTGACCTTTTGGAGAAGTGTGTTACAATACTGGTTCAGTACGGATTTAAAGCGCAAGAAGCAAAAGATATACTGTGTAAAACATATATATCTAATCAGATAGATGATGCTATAAAACTTATTGAGATATCATTAAAATCATTGGAGATAAAAAATGTCTAAAGGTATAAGGCCAACTAAATTTAGCGAAATTCTTGGACAAGATGATGTGATTAACAGACTAAAAGTCAGCGTGACGGGCTGTTTAAAAACATCAACCGTGATGCCACACACTTTAATAGATGGGCCACCGGGACTTGGTAAAACTACCATAGCGAGTGCTATCGCCAACGAATTGAATGTGAATCTGTACACAACCAACGCGGCAAATCTCAGAAGTGTTAAGAATATTATTCCATACCTTATGGGAATTGCTCCACGATCAGTTCTATTTATTGATGAAATTCATAGATTACCCAAACTTGTTGAAGAATTTTTATATCCTGTAATGGAAGATTTTGTATTAACTATTACTCTAGAGAAAAAACCAGAAACTATTGATCTTCCAGCTTTTACTTTGGTAGGAGCAACAACTAGTGGTGGTAGTTTAAGTCAACCGTTCTATGATAGATTCAGTATCAAAGAACATCTTAGTTTTTATAATGATACTGATTTAGCTAAACTAGCAAGATCGAACTGCGATAAACTATCTATTTCTATTGATGAAAGTGATCTTGTTGAGATTGCTAAAAGAAGCAAAGGAACTCCTAGAATTTTGAACTCTAGATTACAATGGTATAAAAATTACAAGACCTGTCATCCAAATTCTACAGAGTCTATAGATGAGATTTTCTCTATTCAGGGTATCGATCAAGATGGATTAGATGCTTACGATAGAACGTATTTGAATTTACTAGCAAGTAATAAAGGTAATCCATTAGGCTTAAAAGCGATATCTTCTCTTACTGGTATTGCTGTAGAAACTATTGAAAATAGTATAGAGCCGTATTTAGTTAGAAAAAAGTTTATATCACGAACCCAAAAGGGCAGAGTGATAGGAAACTATACTAAATAATAATAGTATCTAAATTAAATTAGATAATTAATTTAAATCAAGATAGGTGGGCTTGTCCCACCTATTTTGCTATAATAGTGTATAATATAACCAGAAAAGGATATTTTATGTTTAATAGAAGAAGCTTTATAAATACGGGCGTTTTAGGATATTTAGGATTAAATCTTGGAGACTACCTCAAATTAAGAGCAGAAGAACCTTCTGTTAAAAAAGCGAAGGCACAGTCAGTGATTTATATTTATCTGCCGGGTGGGTATGCTCATCAAGAAACATTTGACCCAAAACCGAATAGTCCGATTGATTATAGGGGTCCTTTAAATAGTATATCCACAAGTATTCCAGGAATATTTTTTAGTCAATATCTGACAGAAACTGCAAAAATAGCAAATAAAATTAGTATTATCAGATCAATGACTCATAGTGAAACAGCACATGAGCGTGGAACTAATAATATGTTTACTGGATATCGTCCTAGTCCAGCCATTCAGTATCCAAGTTTGGGATCAGTAGTCAGTCAACAATTAGGAGTCAGGAATAATTTACCTCCATATATAACAGTACCTAATGTACCTAACGAATTTGCTGGTGCTGGATATCTTAGTCATAGTTATTCATCATTTAGTCTTGGTGGAAATCCAGAAGATCCAAACTTTAAAGTTAGAGATTTAACACTGCCAGATGGAATATCTATAAATAGATTTGACAAAAGAAAAGCAATGCTAGAAATAGTCAACAAAGAGTTCAATGTTAGTCAAAAGTCCGACTCTTTAGATTCTATGAATTCTTTTTATCAAAATGCTTATGATATTATGAATTCGTCTCAGGCCATACAAGCATTTGATCTTAATAAAGAAGATGATAATACTAAAGAAATCTACGGAAAAACTGCTGCGGGAATGAGACTCTTACTAAGTAGAAGATTAGTAGAAGCAGGAGTCAGATTTGTTAGCGTAAGTTATGGTGGATGGGATCATCATGATAATATAGCATCAAATATGAATACTCAGTTACCATCTTTTGATAAAGCTTTTTCTGCACTAATAAATGATCTAGACCAAAAAGGATTACTAGATTCAACACTAGTGTGTGTTGCCACAGAATTTGGTCGTACACCTAAGATAAATCCCACCGCTGGACGCGACCATTGGCCGCGTGTTTTTTCTATAGTCATGGCAGGAGGCGGGATTAAAAAGGGGCTGGGGCATGGCTC